GTTTTCAAAAAGCTTTTCAAAAACTATATAACCTCATACCTGACCAAGGAGAAAATAAATGAGTGAAGAACAAAAAGAAGTAACACAAGAACAAGTTTCACAAGAACAAGTTTCACAAGAGCAACCTACCCAGGAGGCTCAAGTAAAAGATAACCCAAAACCAGAGTTTACAATTCCGACTGAAGCGTTAGACTTTGTAGGTGAGGGTAAAAAGTACAAGAGTGCTGAAGATGCATTAAAGTCAGTTCCTCATGCACAAGAGCATATTAAAACTCTTGAAGCTGAATTAGCTGAGGCAAGAGATGAACTTACTAAGCGTAGAACCACTCAAGAACTTATTGATGAATTAAAGTCTGGTTATCAACAGGAGAACACCACTCAATCTGCTGATATAAATCAAGATACCTTAGAACAATTAGTTCAACAGAAAATTGAGCAAACAGAAAGACAGAAAGCTGCAACACAAAATGCTAACTCTGTAGCTAGTAAGTTTACAGAAAAGTATGGCGATGGTGCAGAATCTGCATACAATTCTCTTGCCAAAGAATCTGGATTAACTGTTCAACAACTAAATAATTTGGCTGCAACTTCACCAAATGCTGTACTAAAACTTGCAGGACTTTCTGGTCGAGTAGACACACCAGTCGCTAAACCAACAGGTTCTATTAATACACAAGCTTTAAAAGATACTCCTACTGAACAAGCTTCAGCTAGAGTACCTAGAGGAGCTTCTACAAAAGATTTAGTTAAGGCATGGAAAGCTGCAGGCGAAAAAATTAGAACTCAATCTTAATTTTTAAGGAGGCATTTAAATGTCACAATTAACTGGAAATACAACAGCTTTTATTGAAGCTTCCCAGTATTCGCAGTTCATCCTTGAAAACTTACATGATTATCTACTACCAGAAGGTATGTGGAGAGATGTAACAGACTTCGGTTCAGGTACAACTTTAAACATTAAAACAGTAGGTACAGTAACTCTTCAAGATGCTGCTGAGGATACTCCTCTTAACTACTCACCTATCGACACAGGTACATTACAACTTACAATTACTGACTATGTTGGTGATGCATGGAAAGTTTCTGATGACCTTCGTGAAGATGGTTCTCAAGTAGACACTTTAATGGCTATGCGTGCTATGGAATCTACTCGTGCTCTTGGTGAAAACCACGAATCACGTTTCCTAGCTGTAGCTAATGCTGCTCATACTGCTGCAAACCTTAACTTAGTTAATGGTCGCCCACACCGTTGGGTTGCAGGTGGTGCTGGTGCATCAACTCGTGTTGCTACATTAGATGACTTCATCTCTATGAAGTTAGCTTTCGATAAGGCTAATGCTCCTGCATCTGGTCGAATCGCTATCGTAGATCCTGTTGTTGAAGCATCATTAAACAGCATTTCTAACCTAGTATCTGTTTCTAACAACCCAATGTTTGAAGGTATTGTAACAGAAGGTTTTGCTCGTGACCATAAATTTGTTCGCAACATTTTTGGTTGGGATGTATATACTTCTAACTTCTTACCTACATTAACTGCTACAGAAGCATTAAATGGTTCTTCATACAACCTTGCTAATGATACAGCAGAAATTGGTGACGTGGCAAACGTATTTATGTGTGTGGCTGACGATTCATGTAAGCCAATTATGCATGCATGGAGACGTGCTCCACAAACAGAAGGTTGGAGAGACCAAGAAGAAAGAGCTGATAAATATCAAGTTACTTCTCGTTTTGGTTTTGGTGCTCAGCGTGTTGACACATTGGGTGTTCTTTTAACTTCACCATCAGCTTACTAAGGAGATCACTATGGGATTTGAAACTGATGCTAAACGTGGTGTAGCAAACCACTATGGAGTTAGAACTACTAATGGTGAATACGGTGCACAATCACAATCAGTTGGTTTAGTTAAACAAGCTGTTTGGGATTTCACTTATGACAAACTACCAAACGGTGGCTCTAACAATCTACAATTTTCTATTCCTGCTAATGCTACTATCAAAAGTGCAACACTTTACATTGATGCAGCATTTACTTCAACATCAACTACTACTGATTTAGTTGTTGGTCTTGAAACTTCAGCAGGTTCTTCTGCAGGTACTCTTGTACTTGCTACAGAAGCAACTCAAACTGCTATTGCAGTTGCAGGTGACATCATTACTGGTGGTGGTACATTAGTAGGTTCTACAGTTGGTGCAAACGCTGTTGAACTTTATGTAACTCCAACTGTTGATGATTTACTTACAGGTGCAGGTAGAGTTGTTG